TGTGATGGTAAATTTTTACTATGCAGTTAGTAAATTTTTACTTGCCAAGATCTATATCCTATGCTATTCTTTAAAAATGCCATTGAAATTTATTCAAGTTCCCAGTATAATCGTCGAGGATATCGAAAAGGGTAAACTTATACCTAACGATATACTTACTTATACTTATTTAATTAAGGCAACAAACAAAGCGGGTGGAAAATTTTTATTAAAAACAGAGTCGGAGATGGCTGATGAGATTATAGTCAATGATAGACCTATATCAACAAGTAAGGTCGCAAAGTCCCTCAGGAGATTACGGGATGCTGGACATATAGAAAGAAAATATTCATCAAGATCTTCCAAGACAATCATACTGACAAAAGTATAATGAAAGCTTCAATAATAACTTCAGTCTACAAAGGTGAAAAATATATAAATCATTTTTTGAATGATATTACAAAACAAACAATTTTCAATGAATGCGAACTTGTTATAATTAACGCGGCTTCCCCAGAAAACGAAGAGCAATACATAAATCCTTTTTTAGAAAAATATAAAAATATAAAATATCTTAGACTTCAATCTGACCCAGGAATTTATGCAGTATGGAACCTTGCGATAGAAAACTCGACAGCTCCATATATCACTAACGCAAACCTAGACGATAGTAAGTCGCATTGGTGCATAGAAGAGCAAGCTTTTGTTCTCAACCAAAACCCAGATATAGACCTAGTTTACGGAGAAACCCTAGAAACATTTAAGGAGCTAGAGACATTTAACAAAAACTCGGCAACCCAGATCTTTCCGTGTCTAGATTTTTCTCTTGAAAATTTACTAAAAGTAAACTCGCCACACTCCTCACCCATGTGGAGAAGAACTATGCATGATAAATATGGGCACTTCAACCCAACATATAAATACTGCGGAGATTACGAGATGTGGTTAAGAGCAGCAAGACAGGGATCTATATTTAAAAAAATCAATTCAAAGCTATCATTATATTATAGAAATGACGATGGACTTAGTACAAAAAAATCAAACTTAAGCGCAGCCTTAAAAGAAATAGAAAGAATAAAATCATGAGACTACTATGGCAGCAAATTCCCTCAACAATAATTACAGAAATATTCTGCAATAGCGATTATGACGGAATAGTATTTGACCTAGAACACGGAACCTTTAATAACGAGACCCTATACTCCTGTATTCAGGTTTGTGACCTATGCAAAAAGAAAAGTTTCATTAGAGTTTCTCATTTAGATAAACAAGTTATAAGAATGTCTCTGGATGCCAATTGTTCGGGAGTCATACTTTCAACTGTCGAAAGTGTCGAGCAAGCTTCTGAGTTTAAAGATTACTGCGTGTACCCCTTTAGACGCAAAAAGGAATCATTCTCCGCTGACGATAGGGGCGTTATAAGAAGAAAACATATATGCGAAACAGGCGGGAAAAGAGGACAAGGCTTAGTTAGAGAGAATAACTGGGGAAAGGATAGCTTATCATTCAGAAAACCCATACTTATACCCCAAATAGAAACAGTGCAAGGCTCCCAAAAATTAAGAGATATAGCAGGCCTAGATTTCGATTACTACCTAATAGGCCCGTATGATCTTTCCGCAAGTCTAGGTAGAGCGGGAGACCTTGAGAGCCAAGACTTCATAAAAGAAGTAGAGCATATAAAAAACATAGTTGGAGACAAAATAGGAATACATATTCCATCTAACTTAGAAGAAGAGTACTCAAAATATAAAGACTGGAAGTTTGTAGCCCTAGGAATGGACACAATCTTCCTAAGCGACCAAGTTAATAAATCATATGATTAAGCACACTCAATAAAGCATTAAATCATGGTTAATTATATTAAAAAATTTAAAGAATCCAAGGACGACATGGTCATGGAGGAACATCTTAAATCGGTATACAAAAGAGTACCCAACCTAACAAGACTTATAGATATAGGAGCAAATTACGGAACACATACAAAGGGAATGCTAGAAGTAGATTCCTGCATTAACCTTCTCTCAATAGAAGCGAATCCTAAAATTTTTGAAAAATGCTTAAGTCAACTTTCCGACGAAAGGCTTCAGGTTATTAATGCAGCAGTAACACCAAGCTCATTAAAAGAGCTTAAACAAGTAAGCTTCAAAGTTAAAGATGAACTGCACGGCAGAAGCGGTATTGAGGGTCTTCACATCTGGAAACATATAACCCCAGAGATAAATTTCAATACTATCACGGTTCCAGCGATTAACTTTGACGATCTATTACTAGACAACCTTACAGAAGGAGTGGACTTTATTAAGATGGACGTAGAAGGCGCGGAATACTCCCTAATATTAGAATCTGAAATTTTATTTTCAAATACGAAGTATAGACCTATCCTAGTTTTAGAAAATTCTATTTTTGGATTAAAGCTCGCAAATAAAACATTCAAAGACTTAATAGACTTCATCGAAAGAAACAATCTATCCCTACTAGATTTTAATTATAACAAGATAAAAACAGAAAAAGATTTATACAACTACCATATGGTATGGATCTGTCCTAATGAAAAAATAAAAGATCTTATACAATGAATTTATTTATTCCAATCAAAGAAAAGTCTCAAAGGGTTCCTGAAAAAAATTTCAGAAAACTGCCCAACGGGGAATCTTTGTGGGAACACACAATCAAAAAATTTAATGAATTCTCTATATATATTGATACAGATAGCGAAGAAATTTTAGAAAAAAGCAAACAATACAATCACGTCAAAGCATACGAAAGAAGCTCTAGGTTAATAGGGCACGACGTCTCTGTATGTGATTTAATTAGAGACTGTATATCAAGAAATAATTTAGGAGATTCGTCTACCCATCTAGGTCAAATACATGTAACATCACCACTCCTAAAGCCAGAAACTTTAAAAAACGCTTTTTCTTATATCAAAAAATATAATTCTGTAGTTTCTTGCAATAAGCTTCAGACTAGATTATGGCGAAAAGAAAATTATGGATATGCACCAATTAACCATAATCCCGTAAAATTAGAACAAACTCAGGACTTACCAGAGTTATACGAAGAGAATAGCGCATTTTATATATTCAAGTGTAGCAATTTTTTTCACACAAACCTAAGGATCGGCAGTAACCCTTTTTTTTATCCAGTAAGTCACCCAGAAAATATAGATATTGATACCGAAGAAGACTGGGGAATAGCAATGAGTTACATAACCGATAAAAATAAAACAAGTTCCAATGACAAGCCAAGCTGATGACAAAAATCACACGCTATTAATTCTGGCTAATGGACCTTCTGTTTCAGATATTGATTTACATAAATTATTTCGCGAATACAGCAACATATGCGTTCTAAACGCTGCCATCTACCACTTAAAGGAGTTCCCAAGTCCGCCTAAATTTTGTTTCATAAATGACTCTTCTTTATGCAAAAAAACAATAATTCAAGAATTAATTCAAAACGAAAAATTAACAAAAATAATAGCCACCGCAAATTGCTGCAAAGAAGGAGTTAAAGTCAAAATGGGTAAAGGAGGATACACCGATATACTCTCTTGCTGTATTAAATATTTCTGCAAAAAAGATTTTAAAAAAATAGCAATATTCGGTTTAGACTTTAATTATGATTCAACTCAAAATAAAGAACTTGAAGCAGGCGTAAAAACAAACGACAACAGTAAGCATTATACAATAAACAACAAGCCTTTATATAACAACTCTGATTGGGTTTTCCCAAATCTTTCGATGAAAATAAAATCCATGAAATTGGCAAAAAATCACGCAGATAAAAATAACGTAGAAATACATAACGCAACAAAGAACAGCTCGTGCGACATTTTTAATCTAAAATACTCCGAATACTCAGAATACTATAAATAAATATTAAATGAAAATACTAGCAGAAGAAATAGAAGATTTGAAATTTTATTACAAAAAAGAAAACTCTGATTATACTAAATTTATAAAAGGTAAAACAATAGCTATAGTTGGACCATCCCAATCCATGATAAACTCAAACCTTGGTACAGAGATAGACAGTTTTGATTATGTAACCAGATTCAATTCTGCTATTTTTAATTTTAAAACAATAAAACTTTTATCAAAAGACATAGGATCCAGGACAGACATCTCATACCTAGCAAATCATATTATACTAGACTGGAAGAAAGACACTACAAAAGAAGTGGTAGACAACAATATTCGATTTTTAGTAGCGGCAGAACCAAGCGGCAATAAAGATTTTGAGCAAGCCAATACATATCTAGAACAAAAACTACTCGACCTAAAAATCAAAACAAGCAATTCCCATAAAACATCTTCCTTCTTAAAAAATCATTTATCTGTTAAAGACAGAAGAATTGCAAGAGTTGGTTTTATATCTATAGTAGACTTATTGTTACGCGGGGCAAAACATATTTCGATTTATGGTATGACTTTTTATCATGGAGGAGGCAATATACTAAGAAAAGATGCAATATATGACATTGATCCTGAAAGTAATCATCTTGGAATTAAGAAAAATACTCATGACTCTAGGCTTGAATTAGATCTTTTTAAAAAAATTTACAACCTTTATGATAGTTATATAACTATAGATAAAGAGCTTTTAAAATTAATGAATATTCAATCACCCAAATGAAAGATCTTAATATATGTGCCCTATCTACCGCGAGAGCAGGAAGCAAGAGCGTTAAGGATAAAAATATTCTAGACTTAAAAGGCGTTCCATTATTTGCCCACCCAATCAAAAAAGCAAACAACTCAAAATACATTTCCTCAGTTTTCTGTTCTTCTGATCACCCCGAAATACTAAACAGTGGAGATAAATATCAATACACTCCAATCACTAGACCCGAAGAGCTATGCGGAGATAATTCTCCTCATCAAAGCGCTATAATACACGGACTACAAGAAATAGAAAAAAAGAAAGGAAAACTAGACTATATAGTTATTCTATTAGGTAATTCAATTGGCGCCGAACCCGAAGACATAGATTCAGCCATAGAGTCAATAGGTACTGCAGATAGTATCGTAAGCGTAAATGAGATGAATATGTTCAATCCATCTAGGGCTTGGGTAATAAAAAACAACCATTGCGAGACTTACATTCCGCAAAACGAGCTTTTTAAAAAATCCTCAGGTTTAACTAATGATAAAAACGCCTTTGGCGATATTTATTTCTTTAATGGAAATTTTTTCATCACAAAGAGAGATGCAGTCTTTAAAAAAGGAAACGCCCCATTCACTTGGCTAGGAAAAACAATCAAGCCTTATATACAAAAAAATGTTTTCATGGAAATCGACGCGGAGTGGCAAAGAGATTATATTTTAAAATGCAAAAAACCATTTACCAATTGAAAGAAACCCACCTAAACATATAATCAGACGTAAATGAAATTCGATCTTTTTATAAATTTTGCAATAAGCGAACTTAAAATGCTCAAATTTATAGAACACTTCTTTAGAGGGGATCCAGAGTCGATGGATCACAGGACTCACGAACAGTATTACTGCCTTAACAAAAATATAAACAACAAATATATAAATAAGATTTTAATCCCTACATTTTCCGAGAAAAGTTTTCGCCTTTTAAGCAAAGCTTGTCAAGTTGAAAATTGGAAAGAAAAAATAGAATTCTTAGACTTAAAAACCTCAAACGATATACTGATCCCCGAGAACGGGACCTTCTGGAATTTTTCTGAAATATCCAAAACCTACCTAAATAACGGAGGGGAAAACATATTAATCATATCAAATTCAGACATAGAATTTAATGAATCACTAAAAATATCAGAAATATTTAATTTTGATAATACAGCCATATGTCTCTCAGCCTGGAATGTTGAAAATTTTAGCTCAACCTTTATACACCCAAAACCTTTTCAAGAAGCTTGTTCTTCACAGGATTGTTGGATCTTCAAACCTACAAAAAAAATTAAAAACATCAAGGTGCCTATCGGAACTCATCTATGCGAAAGCAGGATAGCCAATAACCTTGAACGCATTGGCTTAAAAACCGTAAACCCAAGCTACTCAATTATAACAAAACACATACACCGAAATCACCAACCAAAAGCAACTCACAATAGATTTCTTCCGACTTTTGAAAAAGCAGTGCAAGAAAACCCAGAAACTATATCCAGAATACTCGACAATACCTCCTTAGTTCCGCCAGTCTGTATAAGTTTAACACAAGAATATAATTCTTGCTTTAGATCGGGTCACCACGGAATTAGAGGACACTCTTTTAGTCTAAAATGAATAAAGATAAATTTATAGTAATATGCAATGGCCCATCACTGGCTGGTTTCGACTTTGAGCAATTAAAAGATTATACATCAATAGGTCTTAATGCAGCTTACAGGAGGTTTGAAGAAATTGGATTTTCTCCAACATACTACTGCTCTGCAGATGAAAGGGTAGGTTTTTTTCATGCAGATCAATATGCAAAAATCGCAGACACAAATCCTAATGTCGAAAAATTTTTCTTATTACCAAATGCATGCGCTAAGTTTTGCCAGTCTTCAATAAATCCATCAGAGAGTCAAAACAAACTCGTAGAATTATTACTATATAATGATAAATCTAATATAGGTCTAAATAAAATTCAAAAAACATGGGTAGGACCAACTCCATTTAGTACAGGCTATATAGCTAGCCTAATAGGAATAAGCTTAGGGTTTAAGGAATTAATATTATTAGGGGCTGATTGCAACTACACAGAGTTCATTAAAGAATCCAAGAAGAGTGATACTGGAGAAGGTCATGCAGGCATTAAATTAGAAATAGAAAAAACTCCAGAAAGCAATCCAAATTATTGGTTTAACGATTACCAACAAAAAGGAGATCAATACCATGTACCCAACGGGAAAACAGTCCACATGAAAGGCTGGTTATTCCTATCAGAATTTGCTTCTTATAATAACATTAAAATTACGAATTGCAGCGAAATATCTCAAATCCCATTTTTTGAAAAAGCTTCATTCAGCGAAGCAGTCTCTCAAGAATAAAAAGAGGGATAAAATGAAAACGGTCTCGATTATATTGGCTAGAGGCGGAAGCAAAGGCGTTCCCAAAAAAAACATTAAAGAACTAAATGGATCACCCTTAATTAGTTACACAATCGAGGCTTCACTAAATTCAAACGTAGACGAAACATGGGTAAGCACAGACTGCGTAGAGGTCAGAGATGTAGCGCTAGACTGTGGTGCAAGTGTCATAAAAAGGCCTCCAGAGTTTTCAACTTGTAACTCTAAAAACGAAGATGCGTTATTACACTTTGCACAAAATACAGAATTTGATTTACTGGTATCCATCCAACCCACCTCCCCACTATTATTAACAGAAGATATCGACGGAGGACTAAGCTTGATAGGCAAAGATTGCGATTCTGTTTTTAGCGCAACAAAAGAGCATTGGATACCAAGATGGACATCAGAAAACCAGCCGCTCGATTGGGATATATATAACCGCCCAATGAGACAAGATATGCCAGAGACCTACATAGAGAATGGAGCCTTTTGGATAACCTCAAAGAAACAACTTTTAAAATCAAAACTTAGATACAGTGGTAAAATAAAACCATACTGTATGCCAGTAAAAAGAAGCTTCCAGATAGATACTCTTGAAGATTTTGATTTAATAGATACAATCATGCGTGAAGAGTACTTATGTTATAGGTGAAATCGGCATAAACCACAATGGTTGTCTCGGGAATGTAGAAAAATTAGTCAAAACTGCAGCTCTAGCAGGTTTTAACGCAGTTAAATTTCAAAAAAGAAATCCAGAAATTTGCGTACCAAAAAAACAAAGAAACAAAATAAAGCAAACTCCATGGGGAGAAATGTCTTATTTAGAATATAAGCATAGAATAGAATTCAATAAAAACGACTATAATGAGATTGACAAGATATGCAGGTCTAACAATATAGAATGGAGCGCAAGCCCATGGGATATAGATAGCGCAGCTTTTTTAACTCAATACAAGCTTCCTTGGATTAAAATAGCATCCGCTTCATTAACAAACATTCCCCTACTAGAGTACTGCTCTTCTTTATATAAAAATATTATAATGTCTACAGGAATGAGTACAGAAGAGGAAATAGACAAAGCTTACGAAATACTTTCTAAAAAAAATAACAACATAACCGTACTACATTGCAACAGTGAATACCCAACTCCCCCCGAAAATGTAAACCTAAATTACATCACTAGATTAAAACAGAAATTTCCTAATAGTAAAATTGGCTACAGCGGACATGAATACGGATTAACTACAAGTATCTGCGCGGTTGCGCTTGGCGCAGAATATATAGAGAGGCATATTACTTTAGACAAAACCATGTGGGGTTCAGATCAAATGGTAAGTATAGAGCCGCACGGAATGTTTAAACTAGTAAGAGGAATAAGAGAAATTGAAATGGCAACAGGAAATACGATTAAAAAATTTACAAAAAAAGAAAAAGAAAAAAGAGAAACATTATCAAAAACATGAAAAACGTTATAGTAACAGGAGTTACAGGTCAAGACGGAAGTCACATGGTAGACTACCTTCTTAAAAACACAAACTTTAACATACTAGGTTCAGCAAGAAGACTAAGTGTAAAAAATCATGAAAACATATTGCACCTACAAAACGAAGCAAGGTTTAACCTAATAGATATAGACCTAAATGATGCACACAGTATAAGGGACTGCATCATAGACTATCAGCCAGATTTTTTCATCAATTTTGCAGCACAATCCTTCGTAGCAGGGAGCTGGAAGTACCCCATACAAACATGGGAAACAGACTCAAATTCTGTACTTCATATGTTAGAATCAATCAGAAGGTTTTCGCCTCACACAAGATTTTACAATGCAGGTTCCTCTGAAGAATTTGGAGACGTAATCTATTCACCTCAAGACGAAAACCACCCTCTTAGACCCCAAAGCCCTTATGGAGCAGCAAAATGCGCAGCGAGACATATAGTCAGAGTATATAGAGAGTCCTACGGCTTGTTTGCAATTCAAGGCTGGCTATTCAATCATGAAGGAACAAGAAGAGGTTTAGATTTTGTAACAAGAAAAATATCCAATGGAATAGCACAACTAAAGCATGCGCTAACAATTGACGAATCCCTAAAATACAGCTCACCAAAACCCCAACTTCCTGTATTAAAACTCGGAAACCTAGACGCACAAAGAGACTGGAGTGATGCAGAAGATTTCATGGAAGGCGTATGGCTAATGTTAAACAACAAAGAACCTAAGGAATACGTACTAGCAAGCGGAAAAATGCAAACAGTTAGAGATTTTATTAAAACCTCATTAAAACATGCAAACATTCCATACAAAATAACGGGAGAGAAAGACTTTGAAAAGTTTACAACTGAAGACGGAAGGGTGATAATTGAAATTGACCCAGCTTTCTACAGACCTGCGGAAGTCCACGAGCTTTGCGGGGATCCAAGCCTAGCAGAAAAAGAACTCCTATGGGAGCGAAAAACAAATTTTGATAAATTAGTTAAAAAAATGGTTGATAATGACATAAAAAAACTATCCCCAGGCCTTAACTTATCTACAAAAAGCGGACAACAACTATTAAAAAATTGAAAAAATCAAATTCCATATATATAGCAGGGCACAATGGAATGGTAGGAAAATCCCTACACAAACAGCTTATAACATCTGGATATAAAAATATAATAACAGCAAACAGAGACTGCCTAGACCTAACGAACCAAAAACAAACTAACGATTTTTTTTTAAAAAATAAACCCAACTTTGTAGTTATATGCGCCGCTAAGGTAGGAGGTATTTTAGCCAACAACACCTACAGAGGAGAATTTCTATACAATAATTTACAAATTGCAACAAATATAATACAAGCCTCACATAATAACAATGTAAAAAAACTTATATTTCTGGGTTCGTCTTGCATATATCCCAAAGAATGTGAACAACCCATAAAAGAAGAATATTTACTAACCTCTTCGCTAGAGCATACAAACGAACCCTATGCTATAGCAAAAATTGCTGGATTAAAAATGTGCGAGAGCTACTACCATCAGTATGGCGACAATTTCTACTCAGTAATGCCGTGCAACCTTTTTGGAGAGAATGATAACTTTGACTTAAAAACTTCCCATGTGCTTCCAGCATTAATAAGAAAAGCTCATGAAGCTAAAATAAATGACAAAAAATTTATTGAAGTATGGGGTACAGGAAAACCACTTAGAGAATTTCTCCATACCTATGATTTAGCAAAAGCTCTTGAAATGTGCATAAACTCAATTAATGCAAAAGATATATACAGTCAAGGAATAAGCCATCTTAACATCGGATCAGATGATGAAGTTTCAATTAGAGAATTAACAGAAATAATATGTAAAGTTGTAGGCTTTAAAGGTGAAATAAAATTTGATAGCACTAAACCAGACGGAACCATGAGAAAAAAGATGGACAATTCAAGAATTAAAAAACTAAATTTTAAACAGACACTATCTTTAGAAGAAGGTTTAAGAAAAGTATATAATACAGAAAAACAAAACTGGAACAAAAAAACAACAAATCTATGGAAAGTATCAATGCACTAAAAACATTCTGCTTTGACCTAGACGATACTTTATGCAAAACAAATGGGTGCGATTACATTAACTCTCAACCATACAAAGATAGAATCAGTTTAGTAAACAAACTTTACGATCAAGGGCATACTATTTTTATAGATTCAGCAAGAGGAAGCGGTACAGGAATATATTGGACATCAAAAACAAAAGAACAACTAGACTCATGGGGGCTTAAGTACCACAGACTAAGATGCGGACACAAGTTTGCGGCAGATATATATGTAGACGACAAAGGCTTCAATAGCGAAAACTATTTTAAATAAGTGTATACTATCAACTATGATACTACCCACAATAACACTAATATGTGCTTTAAGTATATCCGCAACAGCTGCCTATTTTAGTATTATAGGCTTGGCAACAATGTTTCCAGGATCAAAGGAAGCGATAATATTGATGGGGGCAGTTCTTGAGGTAGGAAAAATTATAGCAGCGATATGGCTACATACAAACTGGAAAACCCTATCAAAATTAATTAAATTTTATTTGTGTTTTTCTGTATTAGTTTTAATGTTAATTACAAGCATGGGTATATTCGGTTTCTTAAGCAAATCTTATATAGTTCATGAGGCAGAATCAGACAAAGAATTAGCTCAAATAGCTCAAGTAGACAATCAAATACTTAGAGAAAAAGAATTAATAAAAAAATATGAAGAATCCATAAAAGAATCAGAGCAAAAACAAAACTCAGCATCACAAACAAAGGTTAACTTCATAGAAATAGAAGAAGCAAGAATAGGCAAGATTAGTGAGATATCCAAACAAAGCATAAACACAGAAAACGAAAACATTGAAAGATGGAGAGAAAGAATGCAAGTAATGGACGAAGCTATGGCACTAGTAAAATCCAAAACAGGACTATTTTCAAACACAAAAAAGAAAGTTGAAGAGCTTGAAGAGGTTCAGCTAGAAGAAAGGGAAGATTTAAAATCAAAAATATCTTCAGCTGAATCAAGAATACAGTCCATACAAGAAGAAATGCAAAAAAACATAAAAGACATTCAGTCCAAAATAGAAGACTTTCAAAACGCGGTAATAAAAAGCGCAAGCGAAAACAATGCATCAAACAACATTCAATTACTAATAAACGACTCTCAAGATAAAATTGATACGCTTGAACTTCAAAAATTCGAAATGGAAAAAAAGGTTAGCGCATTAGAAGTCGAGGTAGGTCCAGTAAAATACATAGTTGAACTTTTTGGAGATCTAGGAAAGGAAGATATAGGATTAGGAACAGCCGTAAGACTAGTTATATTAGCATTAATTTTTGTATTCGATCCACTAGCTGTCATTCTTGTAGTGATTTCAGTAGGATACTTTACTGAAAAAAAGAAAACAACAAAAACAAAACCAAAAGAAACTGAAGAGGCTTTACCAATAAAAGAGAAAATCATCATACAACAAACGAACGATGAACAAGTTTCTTCTTTATCTGACGAAATTTCAAAAATAAAACAAGACATAGAGGATTCAAAAAAAATAATTCCACCAAAAGTAACAGATAAATCAAACATAAACTGGTCAAAATAACCTTGACTTTTTACTTATACTGTGCTAGCATTACTCAATGCCAAAAATAAATAAAAGAGAAATAATAACAAGACTCTTAATTATACCCAAAACCCAGAAAAGACCTTTTTGGGCAAGAGAAATGAAAATGCTCAATAATCTTATGGAAAAATTTCCAGAAGTAGGTTTTTGGCAAAAGTTTAAATTTCAAAAACAATATGATTCTTTAGCTTATTTTATAAGTCCTTATGGACAAGAGTATTTAAAGAAAAAATACAACGAATACAACTATAAAATACCAAAAAAACCTAAAGTTAAATTAGGAAAAAAGGTAGGAGATGATAAAATCATCAACAAGAAAAATAAAACAATAAAAGATTTTTTTAATGAGTAACACAGTAGAACAAATAGAAGTTTTTCTTAATGACAAGGATAATAAAAAATTTCACTTTAATCATTATGAAGAGTTAAATTATAAAATTCCAAGCGGTAGTTTAAATTTAGACCTTGCGCTAGACGGAGGTCTTCCAGCAGGGGTTCATAGATTTACAGGCATCAACGAAGGAGGCAAAACGAGCTGTGCCTTAATGTTTGCGAAGAACTTCCAAGACCATTTTGGAAAAGATGCTATGGTTGTATACATAAGAAGCGAAGGTAGGCTTGGTCCAGATACTTTAAAAAGATCAGGAATAGACACTTCAAAAGAAAGGTTTTTTGTATTTGACTGCAACGTATTTGAAAAGGTTTTTGAATTAATAAGAATGCTAGTAAACGATAATAAAGAAGATAAAAAGTTTTTCTTTATAGTTGATAGTGTAGACGCTCTTTGTAGAGAAAATGACTATGATAAACCCTTTGCAGATAGTGAACAAGTAGCAGGAGGAGCTTTAATTACGTCAGTTTTTCTAAAGAAGATGGTGCTCCCAATAATGAAGTCAAACCATGTAATGATTCTGACTTCTCAGGTAAGGGTTGAGGTTGCAGCAAACCCTTATGCCTCAAGAGGAGGTCCAAAAACTAAACAGGCAGGAGGAAACGCAGTTAAACACTACGCAAACTACATTTTTGAATTCGAAGAAAGGTTTACAAATGATATAATGTGGGAAAATGCATCAGCTTCTAGAATTGAAGACAAAGGCAACCCCATTGGTCACATTTGTAAAATAAAATTCAGAAAAAGCGTAAATGAAAAAACAGGAGCAACAGTCAGATACCCAATAAGATACGGAATGACAGAAGGTAAAAGCATATGGATAGAGCGAGAAATTATTGACATGCTAAGATTATGGGGATTTATTGAGCAAAAAGGTTCTTGGATAAACTTTGACGAAGAAGTTATAGAATCTGCATCAAAGTCAAAGGTAGATTGTCCAGAAAAGATACAAGGAGAGCAAAAGCTAGTAACCTTGATAGAGGAAGACGAAAAATTAAAAAACTTCTTACTTAGCTACATAAGAAAAGAATTTTTAAAGTTTCAATGAAGTTCAAAACCTTAATAGGGGGAACTAGATCAATACCTAATGCTAAAAAATTTTTAGTAGACTGGCAGGGTAAAAGCAGAAGCAAGATACAATTTCAAGTAAAAGCTTTCTTAAGTAATTACTGGCAAAATAAAATTGTATTTGAAGAATTCCCAATGGCAGGAACAAAACTTTCCTTTGACTTGTATAACGCTAATGATAAAATTGCAGTAGAGGTTCAAGGACAGCAGCATACAAAATATACTCCTTTTTTTCACGGAAAATATAAAATAAACTATATAGATCAACTCAGAAGAGATAAACAAAAGCTAGATTTTTGCGAATTAAATTCCATTAAACTGGTAGAAGTGTATTATAATGATACAATAAACAAAGAACTATTTATAAAACAAGGAATAGTTTTATTATAATAACACAAAAATGAACGAAGAAGAACCCAGTTACAATCCCGAAAACAATATGCAAGATTTTACAATTCCAGCAACCTTCTTGCAGAGATTATATGACTTTACAGGCTCATCAGAGAACGACAGGGGTTTTTGCTTAGCCTATGTCAATCAAGGAGGCCAAGTAATGATTATGCAAAAAGCAGAAACGCAAATTATTGATCTAGGACTAAGAAAAGGTCTTGAAAAATTCCTAATCGACATGGAAGAATCGGAAGGAAGAATGGACATTAACGGCAATGATGAATAAATAGTTTGACTTAGTAGAATAATTATGGTATAGTCTTATATTAACCATGATTTATTCGCACGAATTAGAACAACATTTATTATCAGGACTCATAAAGCATCAAGAAGCTTTTTTTGAAATATCAAATCTAATCAACGAAAATGACTTCAGGGCAGATTCATCAGAGGTCAACAAAACTATTTTTAAAATCTTAAAGCAGGCTATAGAGTCAGGTGAAACTGTAGATGATGTTTTAATTTCTCAAAGAGTAAAAGAGTTAAACATTTCTTTCGATGGAGGCATAAACGTTTTTGACTATCTCAAGTCTTTATCAATGAGAATGGTATCAAAAGACAGCATACTACAGGTAGCAAAAGATCTAAAGAAGATTTCAATAAGAAATGATATCCTTGACTCAGCAACAGAAGTTGCATCAAAAATGAAAAAGCTAAAATCGTCTTCCTCTTTTGATGAAATAATAGAAATAGCAGACGGAACATTTAACAAAAACATATGCGGAGTATTCTCTCGACAGAATAATCCTGAAAACATTTTTGAAGAAATGGAAGACCTCATAGAAGAAAGAGGCAACAACCCTCAGACGGAATTTGGAATGATGGGACCACATGAATCGATTAATAAAATCTACGGATCCTTGCTTAGGCCAGGAAATATTACTGTTATAGTTTCTCGGTCAGGGGTAGGAAAAACTACATTTTGCCTAGATTATTGCACCAAAGTTTCTCTCAAATATAATAATGTGCCAGTGCTGCATTTTGATAACGGAGAAATGAGCAAAGAAGAGTTATTAATGAGGCAGTGCGCTTCTCTAGCAGGAGTGCCCATGCATTATCTAGAAACAGGAAACTGGAGAAGGAACGAAGATTTTGTAAAAAAAGTTAGAGCAGTATGGCCTCAAATTAAGAATATGAAACTTTATTATTATAACGTTGCGGGGCTTTCCGTAGATCAAATGATCAATATAATGAGAAGATTTTATTACTCAACTGTAGGAAGAGGTAACAAAATGATTTTTAGCTTTGATTACATTAAAACAACTTCAGAAAAAAACTCCCAAAATCTATCTCACTGGCAACTAGTTGGAGATATGGTAACAAAATTTAAAAATTTTATTCAAGAAGAAATAGTTGTAGACGGTAAACCTGTAATAGGAATGTTAACAAGCGTTCAAAGTAATAGACTAGGAATAACAAACAACAGAAGCTCAGACAGTGTTGTAGACGACGAAAGCATTGTATCCCTTTCAGACCAAATCACTCAATTTAGCTCTCACTTATTCTCACTAAGGAAAAAGACAATCGATGAGCTGGCGGAAGACCCAGAAGGATTCGGAACACATAAACTAATTTGCTTCAAAAATAGATTCCTAGGAGAAAATGCAGAAAGAGCTCTTAACGATGTAGAAATGCCAGATGGATCTAAGAAAAAGAATTATATTAACTTAGAGGTAGATAACTTTAATATTACAGATAAAGGAGACCTACAAGACATGGTAGACTATCAAAACTTTAACAACGTACAAGCTCTAGAAGATGGCGGAGATGAAATTGCTGACCTTTTTAACAATACATGAACAGTCAGGATATAGAGTCCGTACTCACAGAATTAGGGTATGTCTTAGATGACAGAGGAGACTACTGGCAAACCAATGCAGTATACAGAGGAGGGGATAACAGAACTGCAGTCCAAATATATAAAGATACAGGAGTATGGAAAGACTACGTTCAGGAGACTGGGTTCCTGCCGCTACAAGCTTTAATTGAAAAAAGCTGCGAAGACCTAAGCAAGAAGGACTTAGATAATATATTAAAAAATTTTAACTCAATAACTCCAGCGACCACACAAGCAAAACAACAAAAATATACCACAGAAGAAATATACAATGAAGAAGAACTAGAAAAACTTTTACCACATTTTCAGTTTTACAACGAAAGAGGAATTAGTGATGAAGTTTTAAAAAAAACTAAAGGGGGCTTATCAACTCAAGGGCAGATGTACCAGAGGTTTGTTTTTCCAATTTATAATGAATACGGGCACATTACTGGATTTGCAGGGAGAGACATGATCAACAAAGAAGGAAGGCCAAAATGGAAACATATAGGAAAAAAAACAAAGTGGGCATACCCATATAATCACCCAAATTTTTCAAGAGAGAAATGGCAAAACAAACCTATAATTTTAGTAGAAAGCATAGGTGACTTTTTAGCTATAGAAGAAAATTTAAAAGAAAATTGCCTTGTAACATTTGGCCTAGATATATCACCTTCGTTAATAAATACCTTAGTAGAAATTAACCCTGAGAAAATATTCATTTCACTAAACAATGACGCAACTTCAAAAGAAAACAGAGGATTGCATAGTTCTATTAAAAACTATCTTAAATTACTATCTTTTTTTGATCCAGATAAAATAAAAATTTGCATACCAATAAAGAATGACTTTGGCGAAATGAACAAACAAGACTTTAATGAATGGAAGAGCAAGAAAGAAACAATTAACAACAAAGATCAAAAAGAAGATATTAAAAAACTAGCAGAAAAACTTACTTCGGAGAATAAAATATCAAAGAACCTTTCTAAAAAAATAAAGTTAATACATGACAGATAAAAGAAAACCGCTTTCAGCAAGTAAAATTAAAACATTTCAGTCATGTTCTTGGTTGTATTGGTGCAAATATCATCTGAAATTACCAGAAGACTCAAATGATGGAGCGAGCAGAGGTACAATTTGCCATTTAATCTTTGAATGTCTAGGCAACCCTAGACACAAACACCATTACAATAAAATCATAAAAGGAGGTTCTGCTTGGAAAAGTAAAAGCGTAAAAAGATTAGTACTATATCATGCAAAAAAATTAGGAGTATACGATTTAGAAAATTTAAACTCAATAAATGACATGATTTTAAACGGCCTCAGGTATGACTTCTTTGGTAAAGACGAAGGAAGACCAACAAAAGCTATATCAGAAAAATCTTTTGACATAGATATAGACGAAGAGGACAAAAAATACTCAATTAGAGGATTCATTGATAAATTATTTCTATATAAGAAAAAAGGCCTAGCAATAATAAGAGACTTTAAGACAAGCAAGAAAGTTTTCAGCGGAAAAGATAAAACAGACAACCTTCAAGATCTGATGTACAGTCTTGCTGTAAAGAAAATTTACCCAGAATTTTTATCAAGACAATCAGAATTTTTATTTTTAAAATTTGACCTTGAAAAAGATCTTTTAGGCAAAAGTGGAGAAGGGGTTATAAAAATGGATCCTGTATCTGATGACGAACTAGAAGGTTTTGAGTATTTCTTAACAGAAATTCAAAAACTGATTGATGATTTCTCTGTAGAAGATGCTCACGAAAACCTAGCAGCAAAACAAGACTACCCAAAAGATGGTAGTTTCAGTGGACCGTTATCATGCGGCTTCGCAAAACACCCCAACCAACTCAAAAAAGACGGAACTAAAATGTGGCACTGCCCGCACAAGTTTGAATACCAATATTGGACATTAAAGAATAAAAACGGAGAGACTATAAAAAGTTCTTTAAGAAACGACTTAATTGCTGATGAAAAATCTGGAGAATCAATATCAGAAGAGTATTATAAAGGCTGCCCACACTGGAAATAATGATTCAAAAAAAATGTTTTTTCTCTGTTTTAACTAAAAGCTTTATAGAAGGCTTTAAGGTCTTTTCTTCTTCTCTGATTAGACACAATCCATGGATAAATAAAACCCAGAACGACATGGTTATTGTATCTGTAGATCTTTCAGAGGAAGATAAAAAAGAGTGCGAAAAATATTATAAATATATCAAATGGATAGAGCCAGAAAAACTCCCATCAAACTTTGATGAAGATAAACTTAAAATAGGAAAATGCGCATTGTATAAACTGCAAGCATTCTCTTTATATGAATATGATTTAGTAATCTCTATTGACGTGGGAGATATGGTGGTAATAAAACCTATTCCTGAAATTTTTGCATTCAATACTTCCATAGGAATGGTGCAAGGATGGACAAGAGATCACGGGTGGCACGATACTAAAAAATTAGGAGGAACATTCAATGGCGGACTAGTAATACTGAATAGAGAACTAAGAAACCCATATATATATGAAAAGTTAATAAACTCTAGATGCACCCCTTATTTTGATCAACAAATTTTAAACGACCAATTCAGGGGAAAAATATCTAAACTACCAATTTCTTTAAATTTCTCAAAAAGATTAATAGAATGTCAAGACGTTGATATTAACGATGCTCAAATAATACATTATGTAGGAGAAAAACCGTGGCAAGACTACGAAAAAAAAGAATTATATAAAAACATAGAAAAATTCTGGATAAATGAAAAGCAAAACTTATAAAAATATTTTTTTAGTAACAACCCAAAATGGCAGAGAAGAAATCGTTTATGATTTTATGCAGTCAAAAGCTATGCAGCAAGCTATCAAACAGGAAGATTTAATACTCTTATGCTTTGCAGATGCAGAAAAAACCAAAACAAAAAGAACTGACTACGGACATAACGTAAGAGAACTTTTTTTAGATTGTCCAGAAAAATATGCCCAACTAAGCCTCAAGACTCTTAAATCTATACAATATTGCTGTAAAAACTTTAAGTTTGAAAGATTACATAAATGCGATGACAATAAAATGATTAACGAAGAAGTTTATGATATAAATTATAACAAATACGATTTTCAAGGCTGCTGTAAACACCAAATTCCTCGACAGCATGATAGGTATATAAATAAAAACAAACACAAATGCATAAAACTTCCAACACATTTTTTAAAACTCGGCCTAGATCAGTGCGAGAAAAGAACTTTTGATAGGTGGTCAAAAAAAAGAGGAATATGGGTAGACCTATGGCATTATGACAACGAAGTATGGTATAGCAATTGGAAACCCTACTCTATTTCTTATAATTTTGCACAAATTTTATCAAAAGCAGATAAGTATGAATTTTTATATAGAAAATATTTAGCAGGATGCGAAGACCACATGATAGGAAAAGTGTACAAAGATTTACAACTTTATTTTAATTTAACAGCAGAATGAAAATCAACATTATAGGATGTGGACTCTCAGGAGTAACAGCAGCAATCAAGCTTAAAGAAAAAGGGCATGATGTAGAAATATTTGAAACGCGAGATCATATTGCAGGAAATTGCTACGATCATAAAGTAGACGGAGTAACAGTTCATGAATACGGGTCACACATATTCCACACTAGCAACGAAAAGGTATGGGAATTTCTTAATAGATATACAAAATTTAACGACTATAGTCATAAAGTTAGAGCAAACACAAAAGAAGGGAGGCTATCAATTCCTTTTAGCAAGAAAACTGCAGAACAGTTAGGAAGAGATTTAGACCCAGAAGAGATTAAGGATCTTCTTTTTAAAGAATATTCAGAACGTCACTGGGGCATACCTTGGGAGGAGTTGCCAAAATCAATTTCTGGACGGGTGCCCAACAAGAGAGATAACTATGATGATAGATATTTTACCGATAAATATCAAGGCATACCAGAACAAGGTTATACAAAAATGTTTGAAGCGATGCTCGAAGGAATTAAAGTAAACCTAGGGGTAGATCCAGACGCATGGAAAAATTTAAAAGGCGACTTAATGATATGGACAGGAAGAATATCGCAGTACTTTGATATGTGCTACGGACACCTTCCCTATAGATCATTAAGGTTTGAGCATACCAAAACAAAAAGAGATCCAAATGAATTTTCTTACGAGCTAGGTGCAGTCATCAATGAGTGTAACACTCAACCCTTCAATAGAACTATGGATAGTGCTGCATATTTAGATGAACGCCCAGAATATACTATACTAACAAGAGACTACCCAGAAGAGTACGTTAAAGGTAAAAATGAACCTATTTATCCAAAAACATTTGGAGAAGGTCCAGAACTTTACCAAAAATATAGAGAATTATCAAAAACAAAAAAAGACGTCATATTTCTCGGCAGGTTAGCGACTTACAAATACCTTGATATGCACCAAGCAGTGGGAGCAGCCTTAAGAGTTATTAACAAAATAAATTAAGTCTTGCAGTACACTCAAATCGATGCTATAATAACTAAATTATAGCAATTCTTAAATATTTTAAAACTACAAAAACAGCGGTGTATCCCAAAGCATGGAAGACATAAAAGTCAAAAAAAGAAACGGAAGATTAGAAGATTTTAACGTCCAAAAAATTAACGCTAGTGCAGAGCGAGCCTGCGAAGGTATAGGAGAAGTTTCAGCAAGCGAAATAGTGCTCGACGCACAACTTCAACTATTCAATAAAATTACGACGCAAGAGATTGACGGAGCTCTTATATTTTCAGCAAGACAGAAGATAGAAAAAGAGCCGAACTATTCATATGCTGCAGCAAGATTATTATTAAACAACCTATACAAGGAAGTATTCAGAGAAGGGGTTGACTCTGATATGTTCAGCCTTCAGTATAAAAAAGCATTTGTCCAGAATATAAAAAAGCTCGTCAAGTCAGAAAAGATCAACCCAGAACTTCTTAAGTTTGATCTTGCCTACTTAGCAGAGAACCTTAATTTAGATAGAGATAAAAAATTTAAATACCTAGGAGCTCAGATACTTTACGATAGATACCTAATTAGAGAAGACAATAAAGTAATGGAGTCACCACAAGCCTTCTGGATGAGGGTTGCAATGGGTTTATCAATCAACGAAAAAGATAAAAATAAAAAGGCTGTAGAGTTCTATAATCTAATTAGCGAGATGAAGTATACCCCTTCAACACCAACATTATTTAATAGCGGCACAACTCACTCACAATTAAGCTCTTGTTACTTAAATACTTTTGATGACAGTATAGACGGAATCTTTGATGGAGCATGGCAAGAAGCAAGAAAGTCAAAATATGCTGGAGGTTTAGGTCTAGACGTAACTCCTTTTAGGTCAACAGGTTCCTACATTAAAGGAACAAATGGAATTTCAAGCGGTCTAGTCCCTTGGTTAAAAATTTATAATGATCTTCTCGTGGCAGTAAACCAAGGAGGTAAGCGTCCAGGAGCTGGATGTGCTTATCTTGAACCATGGCACTTAGATTATGAAGAATTCCTTAACCTAAGAAAAAACACGGGAGACGACAGGTTAAGGTGTCACGATATGAATACGGCATCATGGATACCAGATGAATTCATGAGGAGAGTTCAAAGCAATGAAGACTGGTACTTCTTTGACCCAAGAGACGCAGACCTTCATGATCGCTTTGGTATAGAATTTGACATAAAATATAATGAGCTAATCGAGATGGCAGAAAACGGAGAGGTCAAAAATTGGAGAAAAACTTCAGCAAAAGACCTTTGGAAAAAAATGCTAAAAGTTCTTTTTGAGACGTCCCACCCTTGGAATACATTCAAAGATCCTTGTAATATTAGATATACAAATCAGCATGAAGGAACGGTTCATAGCAGTAATCTATGCACAGAAATTACCCTACATACAAAGGCCTCTAAATACAACAAAGGAGAAAAAACTGAAGTAGGAGAAACGGCTGTATGTAATCTTGGATCAGTAAATCTGCTAAATCATTTTGACGAAGAATCTAACTCAGTAAACTTTAAGGAGCTAGAAAAAACAATACATACAGCATTAAGAATACTCGATAATGTTATAGACCTAAACTTCTACCCAACAAAAGAAGCCGAAAATTCAAATTTAAAAAATAGACCAGTAGGTCTAGGCATGATGGCTCTGCACGATGTTTTACATAAAATGAACATCAAAATTGACAGCAAAGAAGCTGTTGAGTTTAGCGACAAACTATTTGAGTTTTACTCAATGCATGCAATTTACTCAAGCTCGATACTTGCAACAGAAAGAGGTAAATATGAAACTTACAAAGGTTCTTTATGGAGTAAAAACATATTCCCAATTGATTCTTACAATAATCTAATGCTATACAGAGATAAACAAAAAAATTCTAAAACAGGACAAGGGCAAACACTAGAAGAGTGGGGTAGAGTTAGACAGCATGTAGCTGAATTTGGTATGCGAAACTCAAATGTAATGGCAATTGCGCCAACAGCAACCATAGGATACATAAACGGCGTCGAGCAAAGCATCGAGCCAAATTTTTCCGTTCTTTTTGTATATGAAAATAAAAGCGGAAACTTTTTTATAACCAACGAACATTTTGTTAAAGATATGAAAGAAAGAGGTTTATGGAATGTTGAAATAGCTAACCTAGTAAAACAGGCAGACGGAGATCTTTCTCTTCTTAACGGCTCAATACCAGAAGATCTAAAAGAAAAATATAAAACCGCTTTTGACAGAGACATGTTTACGCTAATCGATGCAAATAGTGCGAGGCAAAAATGGATGGATCAATCCTTGAGCTTCAATTTGTACAACAAATCAACTTCATTAAAATATCTTAATGACATCTACATGCACTGCTGGGAACAAGGCTTAAAAACAACATATTATTTAAGAAATAGAGCAGCAACAAAAGTTGAAAAATCAACCTCAGAAGAAACTTCAGAACAACCTTCAGCATGCAGTATTGAAGCAATGAAGAATGGAGAGGTGTGTGAAAGCTGCCAGTAATACAATCTTAAATAGATTCAAAGAAGGAATAATAAGAGCATCTCTTATAAGAAAGGAGATGATCCTAATAAGGTTTGACCCAGAAGAGTATTCTGACATTAAAAAAATTAATCAACTAAAAGATTTTTATATCAAAACAATAAAAGATTTAATTTATAATGGCAAAGAGTATATAAGTCTTTCTGTCGACGAAGAAGAAATGATCAGAGTTGCAATAGACTTAGATAAATATGAATCTATACTAAGAAGAATAAATTAGTGTATAATATATTGCGATGAACTTACAGGAATTAAACAATCTCATTCACTCTGCAACAAAAGAAGAACTGCAGACAAACCTAAGCGCATGGAAATCTGAAATTAATACAATACTTTTAACAGGAACAGAAGCCGACGAACATTATTTTATTAATCATACAGGCAGAGAATTATTTAGAAAATTATACAATTTTGATTTAGAGTCAGAGATCAAAGATGAATACTATTCAGGATTTAGACCTCAAAGAAAAAGCAAATTAAATGCTTTAGACATCACAATAAGGGCGCACCTTGACGCAACAGTAAGCAACTCTATCTCAGAGTCTTCTGGAAGCGTTAGCGAATGGAGAGATATTAGCGGAAACAATTTTCATGCATCAACCTCAACGGCTAGCAACATGCCAACCACGAATTCTAGAACCCTTAACGGATTAAATGTTATAGACTTCGATGGAACAGACAATTGTCTTACATTTTCAAGTACAGATGTAGTTTCGCTAGGCTATACAACTGCATTTATCGTATACAAATCAGACGCAGCAAACAACGACTACATTCTTGGCTCAGGAAACAAAGAGGGCAGCAGATCTAGATTTTACCTGCGGTCAGACTCATCTATCATAGGTTCATGGGACGGCGGACAAAATGACAAAATTAATTTTTTAAGCAAAACCGACACAAACGAAAGAATTTCTATGCAAGAAACTGTACTAGGGACAACAGAAGGAAACCTTGGAACATTTTTATATAGAGATGGAGTTTTCCAAAATTCCAAGCCAGACGTGGCATATATTCACGAGATAAGTTCAACGCAACCAAACAATGAAGACATGGTAAAGCTACAGCTAGGTTGCAGGGAAGGCAACGTAAATAAGCACGAAGGATATATTGCAGAAGTTTTATTCCTTAATAACGGAGGAGAACAGCTTGCTCAAGATACTCGCGAAAATATAGAAGCCTACTTAGCTCACAAGTGGGGGTTAACATCAAAGTTAGATGGCGCACACCCATATAAGAACAGCTTATATAAAACTTTTAATTCTTAATTTTTTTCTTGCAAATGGTCTTAATGTGTGATAATATCGTTATATAAATATGAGCGATAAAACAGGAGAACTATTAACAAAAAATATAGCTGGAGTAAATAGAATTTTACCCCATAAGCACAAGTATGCTTGGGATTTATTTATTAAAAGTTGCGCAAATAATTGGATGCCAACAGAAATCTCAATGCAAAACGACATTAAACAATGGAAAAACAATGAAATCACGGAAGACGAAAAACTGCTCGTCAAAAGATGCCTCGGATTCTTTGCTGGAAGCGAGTCTTTGGTTGGGAATAACCTTCTGCTTTCTGCTTTCAGATATATTACGGACGCTGAATGCCGTCAGTACATTCTTCGTCAGGCTTTTGAAGAGAGTCTTCACAATCTCACGGTAGTATATATATGCGATAGCCTCGATCTAGACATAAACGAAGTATTTACTGCATATGAGACAATCCCAAGCATAAAAGCAAAAGACGACTTCTTAATGGAGATCACTAATGATATTAGTAGACAAGATTTCGACCCCCACACAAAGGAAGGCAAGCAAGAAATCCTTAGAAACTTTTTAACTTATTGGATTGTATGTGAAGGAACTTTTTTCTTCAGTGGATTTGCAATGTTGCTTGCACTAGGAAGGCAAAATAAACTTCAAGGAGTGTCAGACCAAATTAAATATACATTAAGAGATGAAAGCTCTCATATTGCATTCGGAACTTACTTGATCAACACTCTTATAGAGCAAAACCCTTCAATTTGGACAAAAAAAATACAAGAAGAGTTTGTTGAGCACATAAAAAAAGCCGTAGACCTAGAAATTGCATACGCAAGAGACGTTCTTCCAACTGGAATTTTAGGACTTAATGCGGACATGTTTATAGAATACATGCATTACATAGGGAATAGAAGGCTAGAAGCAATTGGGCTAGATTATCGCTTCCCCAGCGACACAAACCCTTTTCCTTGGCTAGGAGAAGTGGTAGACGTACAAGCAATGGGTAATTTTTTCGAAAGAAGGGTTAGAGAATATCAACAAAGCGGAACACTTGAAGACGACTTTTAAAAAAGCAGCAGGCGTAGTCCTCTATTCCAAAGGATCAGTTCTTTTATGCAAAAGAATAAAAAAACATAAAGGAAAAGACGTGCCATATGGGGGTTATTGGTGTCCTTTTGCAGGTATTATAGAAAAAGGAGAGGACGCAAGAGACGCAGCAGTTAGAGAATTAAAAGAAGAATCGGGAGTATCTGCACATAAAGACGACTTAAATTATTTAGATAGTTTTTCTAATCCAGATAGGTTTTTTCAACTTTATATTCTTGAGTTAGAGCATTTTCCAAAAATTACATTAGACTTTGAACACACAGACATGGGTTATTTCGTAGTAGAACACCTAGAAAGTCTACCTTCAGATTATAAATTAGACGAAGATTTAATAAAATCTCTACAGAAATACGAAAAAAGTATTTCCAAAAAAAAATAGAAATTGTATTCAAAGAAGATACAATCCAACTTTAATTATGAAAACTAAACTAGTATCATTAATTGTAGCCCTATTGGGACTGAATATTAACGTCGCTTCGGCATCCAGTATTAATGGAAGTGCAGGAGCAGAGTTTTCCTCTGAGTATCATCGAAGAGGAGCGGTTGTATCTCAAGACGCCATTCAAGCGCGTGTGGGAGCAAGCACAGACTTGGGAGGGCTAGATGTATCGTTAGATTTCTTTTCCAATCAAGGCACTGAAAGCGGAGCAACAAACTCTAATGAAATTACTGTAAGCGCAGGAGGTTCTCTTTTTGAGGATAAAATGTCAGCTTACATTGGTGTTTATAACACCGATATGAGTAATTCTGACTCAGTCCTAGAAGGTTTCGTCGAACTTGGAGTAAATGCTCCATTAAATCCAACTGTTAGAGCCTTTAGAGGTACATCCAATAACCTTAACACCTTTGAAGGTGAGCTCAGTCATAGTTTTGACTTAAAGGTTTTAGATCTAGGGCTTTCGGCAGTTCTTGGAAATACAGAAACCTCTCAAACAGCAGACTCGACATATTCGCTTTTGACAGCAACCGCTTCAAAAAGTGTCGCAGAAAATTTCAGTATTTACGCAGACCTCTCGTTGTCTGATACCAACTCCAGAGATTCGGAGTGGTTTTGGGGAGCAGGAGTAAGCGTGAAGTTCTAAAAAACCTAAATTAATATTATGGACAAAGTAGTAACAACAATTAAGGCCTCCATCGGCGGTCTATTCGCAGTGTTAACGTCAGTCGTCGGACTTCTTGTGCTTGCACAGGTTGTATTCGGCGAAGCAGCAGGGATGAATGTCATCGGAAATCTGCAAAACATCGTTAACGGATTCGTTGGTGAAGGCGCAAGCCTTGCAGGACTGATCACTCTTTTATTGATCGTAGGCCTACTCCAAAAGCAATCGACTGATAAGTAAGATTTACCTTACAATCAACAACTTAGCCGCACCGAAAGGTGCGGCTTTTTTGTGTATATAATAATATGCCTAGCAAAAAGTGGTACGAAAAACATAACGCTCAATTAGACGCGCAGAGAGAACGCTATACAAGGGTATACATGCAGGAGCCAGATCGGCATGCATACCACCCAGGCGATTTGCATTTTTTAGCCACCAGAGAAGCTTACGACCTTCTAGTAGATGCAGGCATTGGTGCGATTTCGGCCGTATTAAATGACAGATATACAGCTTCAATATTAAACGTTAAAGAAATAGCTTCATATAGATCAGATACAGGGCTTGAAGGCTGGAATCATATCCATTCAAACACGCAGGACATTCTCCACAATGCTGGAGAAAAGGGAGGAATAATGGACTTAGGATATGGAGTAAAGATTCAATCTGAGGGAGGTTTAGTTTTAGGAGCTGCCGAAATAACAGATACGCAGTTCGGATCTGATTTTTATTTATTAAAATGGAAAAATCAAAACAACGAAGATGAGGAGTTCCCAATATATCAAATTACAAACAACCAGATAAACGAACTATCAAATACAGGATTTTTACAACAAATAATTGACGAAAATCAACAATGGTCAACACAGGAAGAAAACCATTTTAAAAACATAAACAAAACTCTTCAAAAACTCAAACCAGTAAACTCTATGTCGTTCCAGTTTAAAGATGTCCATCCAGTTATCTATCGATCTGGACCCGCAGGGTATGAAGAAAGAGATCAAAACCCTGCAGGCTTCATACAAGAAACAGTTAATTATAAAACAGTTCCAAGCATTCTTCCGAATAATACAGGCCCCGCGACACTACAGGCTGCGTTTGCATATAAAATGGGGCCAAACATAACAGTTCCCCGAGAATCAAGACCCTCTTACCTCGTAAAAGAAGAAAATATAGACACGAACTCTCTCCCAATATCAAACTTAAACAACATAACATCATATACTCGAAGCGAACTGGTACTAGAGAGTGATTACCATAAGGAACAAATTGAAAGACAAACAGACAAAGATTACTATCTTGCAGACTTCCCTTATTATCCTCCGCAGCTCGCAGAAAAAGGTGCGAATGCAAACGAAACAATTATGAGAGCCGTTGCACGCGAAGGAGAAAGGCTGGCATACCCCAAAATAGATATAACACAAGTGAGAGATTTTAAATTACTTGTATCTACCCCTTATGCGAACAATTTATTTGATCCGAACAATGCTCCAGATATAAACGGTTGCGACCCCAAACGTTACGATCATTTATTATTTGGAGGTAAATTGTCAAATCTCGAAGAACAATTGGACTCAGATGCAGTTAAATTAATAGACTTATTAACTTTAAGTTTTAACGAGGCAAGAAGATCTAATCTTGAAATGACAAGAAAGTTGCAAAATTTTGTTAGACACGGACCTTCGGAAAGACTATTAGGAGGAGAAGAAGGGCTTGAAGAAATGCAAGATCAAACAGGCGTCGAAACCGACAGTCAAGTTGATTCATATGACGCCCAAAACGAAGCAGCGTCCGAAGATCTTCAAGGACAAGACGGACTTAAAGGAACCGAAGAAAACCCAATGGGGGAGGCCGAAGGAAATATAGATATAGAAATACAAACTTTTATTGACACATTAAGCGCTGTACCCTCGTATGTGTTTGATTCAAAAATAACCGATGACACAGATGAAGCCACAGGATATTACCTTATACTAGAACCTTTTGGACAAACAAAAGCTTTTGAAGATCGCTTTGAAGAAGGATTAACCTCTTATGATTTTAGCCTAAATGAGGATGGAAGCATTAAGGGATTTATACATTTTTTTCCAGTAAGTTACACCAACTCAATGAATTCTGCATCAAAGGAATGCTCCTCTTTTGAAGCATACGATCACGCTAACCCAATAATATGTGTGGATAAATTGATACCGCAGCCGAAAGACAATGACTGTCCACCTTGCCCACCCGTTTGGAGCCCTGTTCTAGGATCTTGCATAAATGACAGTTGCGATGGTAAGTTTTGGGATGACGATGGTAACCGTATTCCTTGCGGGAATAAACTTAACCCATTGCAGGCAAAATATGACCTACCACCAGTGTTAACCGTTTCGAATGCTTGCAACCAAGCCTCCCTATCGGAACTTGAACATCACTTTGTCCCTAACGCAAAAGAACAACAAAAAATCTATAAGGAAATGAAAAGTTTAGCCGAATTTCCAGAGATAGAATTTCCTGATTTTTTTAAAGTTCATAATAACTACAACATGGGAAATATTTTTCCCATGCCTGCGGGACATCCAATTTATGACAGCTATACTCCAACAGATCCCGAATCAGGAGATCCAGTTTAATGAATTTCGTCTTGACAAATAGGTTAAATAAGTGTAAAATTAAAACAAATGAAATATATACTACTGCTATTACTATCTTCTTTTTGCGTATATGGATCAAGTAAGCTTTATTTTAATGATGGAAAAAGCTTGGAGGCAGAAATCGTAGAAGCAAACGAGACTCATGTCACAATCAAAAGAGCAAAAGACTTACAGCTTTTCAGGTTTAAACTAACTCTTTTAACAAAAGATACGCAAAAACAAGTAGAACTTTACCATTCGAGAGACAGGTACAGTTCTATTCCTTCCGTAAAAACTCCTATAGATCAAAGAACATTAAACTCTTATGTAAACTATATAGACACATTAATAGAAAACAATTTACGAAACAAAAGACTTCAAAAAACAAGAGAAGCTAATGATAATGTATACGTAAGAAGACTATACCTCACAGTTATAGGCAGAATTCCAACGCAAGCAGAGCTTTTAGAATTTTCAAACGACAGAAGTTCAGATAAAAAAGATAAGTTAATACAAAAACTTTTAAATTCTCAAGGCTATATCAACCATCAGATGAATTGGTGGAGCGACATGCTAAGAATAAAAGACAGAGTCAATGGAACAAATATTAATGTTGGAGCAGTTTACAGAAAATGGCTAAGAGAGTCCTTGCAACAAAAAAAGCCTTATGATCAAATAGTTAGAGAGCTTGTAGGAAGCACAGGAAGACTTTTTGAAACTAACGAAGGGGCAGCAGTAAGCTACTATCTAAGAGACAGAGGAATGCAGGCAGACAATTTATCTCATACCGTAAGAATATTTCTAGGCACTCAGCTGCAATGCGCAATGTGCCATAATCACCCCTTTGATAGGTGGACTCAAAAGGAATTCTATCAAATGACTGCATTTACAGAAGGCATAGGCAATGTTAGAATTAATGACGCTAATAGAAAAATCGGTCAACTTAGCAGGGAGATAAATAACGACGGAGACGAGAGATCAGGAACCTTTAACAACTGGAGAAATCAAGTTAGAGACTCATTAATTTTTGGACTCGATAATGAGGGAGAAGGTAAGATGAAATTGCCTATAGAATACGAAGAAAGCGACGCAAGTCCAGGAGATATAGTTATGGCTAAGGCAATCTTTACCCCCAAACCAATACTTGACCATGAAAAAGGAGATACAAAAAGTCGCACAGTTTTTGCAGAATGGATAACAAGCAAAGACAACCCACGCTTTACAACCATGATTGCAAACAGAATATGGAAACATGTTTTTGGCGCAGGGCTTATAGAACCCATTGACACAATGATGGATGACACATTAGCAAGCAACCAAGAACTAATGAAATACTTAGAAAGGCTAATGGTAAGCGTTAACTATGACTTAAGAGAATATAAAAGAATACTTCTTAATACAAAATTATTTCAAAGACAAAGCAAAAAAGAGGACTATAAAAGCCTAGAAGAGTACGCTTTTGAAGGACCAATACTCAGAAGAATGACTGGAGAACAGTTGTGGGACTCCCTAGTAACGCTAGTATACAACGATATAGATGAGCCAAATAGACTCTATCTTCACAACCAACCAGATTACTCAGCTATATTCAATAGATATAATGAAAAAAATGCAACAGATATTTATCAAGACTTTAAAGCTCTTGCAGACAAATACCCAAAAGAAAGAAACTTCTTAAAAATGGTTATGCAAGAAGAAGGATCAACTCAAGAAGTTAAAAAAGTAAAAGATAATCGTTTAGTGAGAAGCAGCTATCTTCAATATCCTGCTCCAGGAGGACACTTGATTAGACAGTTTGGAGGCAGCGACAAAGAACAAATAGACAACAGCAATTTTGAAGCCAACACCCCTCAAGTATTAAATCTACTTAATGGTTTTGTAGAATCAAACATCCTAAATAAGAAAGATGCAGATTTTATTCAGCAGATGACAGAAGAAAAAGTAAAACAAAAGAGAATAGAAAGCGTTTTCTTATCAATTTTAGGCAGAAAGCCTACAGGAATTGAGTCACAAGCACTCAAGAATATTATAGACAAAGAAGATGGCTTTAAGCACGTCTCATGGATATTATTAAATAGTCACGAATTTATCTTCATACAATAACTTTTACAAGAAAAAATCAACTATAGTGTGTATCATATAACATGAAAGAACTAGACTTTTCAGATCAAATTAAATATATGGAGTGCTATGCCTGCTCTTTAGAAGGAACCGAAGAGGAGATATCTGAAGAGTCTTGGGCATCAGAAAAAAACAAAGGCAAGAAACTCAATAAGCCATTCAGAACATCTGGTGGGCCGAAAAAGTTTTCAGTCTATGTTAAAAACGATAAAGGTAACGTTGTCAAGGTTAACTTCGGAGATCCAAATATGGAAATCAAAAGGGATGACCCTAATAGAAGAAAAAACTTTAGAGCAAGGCATAACTGCGATAGTCCAGGACCTAAGTGGAAAGCAAAGTATTGGAGCTGCAGAATGTGGAGCGGCAGAAGTGTCAATAAAATTACAAAAGGCGGAGATATGTCAGAACAAGACATCTTAACTTTTCTAGATGAGTCAGAAGCAGAACTTACAGAGCAGCAAAAAAAATTACCGCCAGCTTTACAAAAAAAGATACTAAATAAAAAATCTAAGGATAAAAAAGGCTCAAATAAAGAAAAGTCGACAGACGAAAAGTCAGAAGCCAAGCAAGGCTTATGGGACAACATCAGAAAAAAGAAGAAAAGAATGGGTAAAAACTATCGTCCCGCACAACCTGGAGACAAAGATCGCCCAGACGCAAAGTCTTGGAAGAAGGCCCAAAAGAAAAAAGAAGACTCTAAAGCTGCAGAAGAAGAATTTAAGCCACATAAAATGTATGACAAAAGTGGAAAAGCATACATGGCAAAAACAAAAGAAGATCATTTAAAAATGAAAAAAATGGGATACACACATGAAGATCCCAAGATGAAATCCGAAAGCGGATATAAAAAGAAAAAGAAAGGATACTAAAATGAATGAGTTAAGCAGAAGAAACTTTATGGCAGGAGTCGCTAAGAGCTGCCTAGGGGTAACAGCAATTGTCCACGGTTCGGAACTTTTTGCAATCAGCCCAACCAAGCGTCCACCAACAGCAAAAAGCGTAATCTTTTTGTACATGAATGGAGGAATGACACACCTAGACACCTTTGATCCTAAACCAGAAAACAAAGATGTTATGGGTGAGACAACCGCTATAAATACTTCTGCAGATGGAATTCAACTTGGCCATTGGCTGCCAAAAACAGCCCAGCAGATGCACAGTGCATCGTTGATTCGCTCACTTAATACAAACCAAGGAGCACACGAACAAGCTAGATACTTATTGCATACAAGCTATCAAAAAAGAGGAACAATTATTCATCCAACTCTTGGTAGCTGGATAACAAAGCTCAGAGGGCCAATGAATAAAAGCCTTCCAGCTAACGTAAAAATCAACGGAGGTAGCGACGTCCTTGGAGCTGGATACTTCGAAAGCAAATATGGACCTCTACCACTAGGTAATCCTAATGCAGGAATACAAAATGTAAAAAAAGCAGGATATGTAGATCAAGACTTTTACAACGAAAGGCTTTCTATTTCTCAAAAATTTAACTCAAGCTTCATGAATAGCTTTCCTCAAAAACAAGTCAGGGCGTATACAGATTTGTACGATGATGCGGTCAAGCTTATGAGAAGTAAAGACCTCGAGTCCTTTGATCTATCAAAAGAACCTCAAGAACTTAGAGATCAATATGGAGATAACAACTTCGGACAAGGATGCCTACTGGCACGGAGGCTCGTAGAAAACAACGTTCGATTTGTTGAAGTTGTATATGGAGGCTGGGACATGCATAACGATGTTTTTGGCAACATGGAAGAAAAAGGTACAGTTCTAGACAACGGACTATCTACCCTGCTCATGGATCTAGAAAGAAGAGGATTATTAAAAGAAACTATGGTTGTAGTAGCCAGTGAATTCGGAAGAACTCCAGAAGTTAAAGCTGGCAGAGTCGGAAGAGACCACCACCCATCCTCATTCAGCGCTCTTCTTGCAGGAGGAGGAATTAAAGAAGGTTATGTTCACGGAAAGTCAGACAAAAGAGCTCACTACGTTGAAGAAAACGGAGTGGGTATGGACGACCTAAATGCTACAATTGCTTGGGCAATGGGCATAGACATTCATAAAATTACTTATTCTCCAAGCGGAAGACCTTTTAAGATCGCTAGGGACGGAGAGCCAATCATAGATATACTAAGTTAAGCACATTCAATTGCGAAAAAATATTAAATGAATCTTATTATAGAGGCAGACCTTTCGGAGCCGCCTAGCGAAATATCATGCTTCAGAGACGTTACTCTTTATGGAAAAACCTTCATCTTTGATGATGTGCTTGTTCAGTGTCAAAATGGCACTAGAAGCATTTACTGGGAGTGGCTAAAAATGCACGGAGCCCACGACTTCGTGTCACAATTAATAAGAGAAGACGAAAGAGTTACTGGTTTTAAAATTGCAACAATGAACGGAAATTATATAATAGATAGAATTTGCTGCGAAAATTTACCAAAAATAATAACAACCCTCAATAAGTTTCAAAAATACTTATAAAATATATTATGTGTACTCCATGGACATTAAAACAAATAGCAATTATTTTAGCAATTGCTGCATTGTTACCAATTTTAGATAAATTAATTTTTTAAAAAGGTGTATCCATATATATGGATACCCCTTTAATTAAAACTGGACATTTTTTCAATACAACTCCCAACAACTACAAAGATTGGGTGGTAGGCCCGTTCGTAAAAGAAGAAGAATTTTGCACAAAAAATTTTGAACTTAAATTCCAAAGAGGTGAACAGGGAATTATAAGAAAACCAAAGAAAGTTCTTAATCAAAACGTTCACACACTAGCAATAGCAGTGTATGGATATATAAGGATGAATTTTGCTAACGAAGACATATACCTAAAGAAAGAGGGGGACTATATATACTGGTCCCCAGACGCTCCACATGAATTCGAGTTCCTAGAAGATACATTAATAATAACATTAAGGTGGAAATGAAAAAAGCTTGCTTTATAATAGTTAATTTTGGCGAAGCTCCTCCATGGAAAAATTTATTTTTAAATTCTTGTGGAAATAATCCAGATTATGATTGGTTTATATATACAGATAAACCAAACAGCTGGCATAAGGGTGACTTTAATGTACCATCAAACATATGGATTAAAAAAATTGAAATTGAGGAATTTGAAGAAAAATTTAAATCAACAACAGGATTTAA